TCATTCTCCTTGTTTGTCGCCCGGTTTCCGGTCCGCTTCCCTCGTCTTGATAATCTCCCATATTTTGCGAAGCTCGTCGCGTCTCTCCTCCGGGGCCTCCAGAAGCTCCTTGAACCATATGCCCAGCCCGGGATCGCCGGTCTCTGCAGGGTGAGGGGGCGCTGCCTCGGTTCGTTCTGCCGCGGTCTCGGCTGCGAATGCCTCCTCCTGCGTACCGACCAGCCTGTCCAAGCTGACATGGAACAGCTCCGCCAATTGCTTCAGCGTGTCCAGAGAAGGGGTGCGGTATCCCGATTCGTAACCGGCGTATGTGCTTTTGGCAATTTGCAGCCGGGTCGCCACCGCTTGCTGGGACCAGCGCTTTTGTTTACGCAGTTGCGCGATCGTCTCACCGATCATCGGGGCACGCTCCGTTCCTCTTCTCTCATTTCCCATCTGCAAACCCACTTCTATATTCGCATACCGCGCACCTTTTTTCAATATATTAGGAAGATTTTGCGAAAAACGGTTGAAAAGTACGCGATACGCGTACATAATATACATATGCGAACAAGTGTTTGGGTAATGGAGTTGGAATAAAGGACGCGTAAAGCGTATGAATACAACGGGAAAGGGGATTTATACGATGAAAAAGCCGACTGTCGAGCAGCTTGACGTTTACAGGGAAGAGGTATGCGGGCGCTGTCCGGGCAGCTTGTGGGGATCGAAGAGCATATGCCGCGTGCATCAATGTTCGATCGGACAAATTGAGGCATGTCCGCAGTGGGAGACCGGAAGGATCGTAAGCGGAGCGTATGAGACCGACCTGGACCGGACGACGGCGAAGACGGAAGAGATGGAGCTGGTGGAAGAAGAGCTGAAGGATTACCCGTGGATGCTTCGCGAAATCGAGCGGCTGCGCGGGCTGCTCGAACAGGTCGGGGCGGGGATGACCGGCGTATATGGTCTGGACGCGGCGATGCCGAAAGGAAAGGGAGGCCACGCGGACACGGTCCACCGCGAAGCGAATAAGCGGGAGAAGCATTGGAGCCGCCTGAAGCAGCTGGAAGCGAAAGTGACGCGGCTGGACGCTGCGGCGGAGCGGGTCCAGGACAATCGCAAACGGACCGTGCTCGCCTGTCTGATGGAAGGGCAACGGATGAACCAGATTGCCCGGCATATCGGGGTATCGCGGCAGCGTCTGCACGAGATGAAGCGGGAGCTGGTCCGTACGCTTGCGGAGGAGATGTTCGGGGAGAAGCGGGAGGATATTTCGTAATCCCGGCAATTGAAGGCGCTGAAGACTATCAGACCTGGCGGAAGCCGTGGGCGAAGGAGAGGACGGCTTCATACGAGGATCTATCGGACCGGGTAAAGCAGGAGAAGATCGTAAGGGGAACGGCAAGGGGGGAAGCTGGAAGGAAGGTTTAGGAATCGAGGGGGAAGGGGGCGAATGACAGGTTTACGATTCGGACAAAAAGGACAAGCGCGACAAAATTTGTGCGAACATATGTTCCCGTTATATACTTGAGTCAGCAAGATAAGCCGAAACGAAACAAAGAGGCAAAGCGTACAGGCGTGGAGGGAACAGGGAGATCAGAGTCCTTTGCACATCTTAAAGGTTGATGCGTGAAGGTAAATCGGGGAATAGCGAACGTTAGAGAGGCTGTCGATTCACTGTGGACAACCAAGTGGAAAGGGAAGAGATTACCTTCTGGCGAGTTTTGTCTGGAATCCCTTACCTTACAATCCTTATAAAATCAAGGGATTCCGGACAACCTGTTTGAGCAGAAGAAGGTAATTTTTCACTTGGAACGGCCTGCTAACACTTCTACACAATGAATCGACAGCCTCGTTAGAAACTCGTATTTCCAGGAAAAACGGTAAAAAGATTACCGGAGCGTATTCATAAGGGTCTCCAAAACCTCTGATATCCCGGAGACAGAACACCAGCGCACAAATAACATATAGGAAAAGCTCCTATTTTCCCGGACCGAACAGATCCGAATAGAACCGAGCAGGCCGCCCTACAAAAGGCGGTCTTTTTGTTGCCCGCAGAACGTGCGGCGAGTCGGATACGGCAACGGCGGCGGAAAATACCAGGAGCCAACCGGAGAGGGGGAATCGCGATGATCCAAGCTCCTGAGCCCAAGGACGGGTGTGCCTTCAAGCAGCCGGACAAGTGTATGGCTTGCGTGTGGGGCAGGTGGGAGGCGAGCCGGCAATTTTGCATGCTGCCGGTGTGCGTCAAAGAAACCGTCGAAGAGACCGACGGCTGTGAAAGGGGGTGAGCGCCACAATTGCGGGCACGAGGGAACAGCATACGGCCGCGTGACGGACCGGCTCCGAGGAATGCCGGTCGCGGCGGATTATTGCGTCAGATGAAGGAACGACTGGGGTGGAACCGACATGCGCGCAGCGATTAAAGCAAGGCTTGCCGCCGAATTGACCGCCCTGAGCGGGCGTTGTTACGACATTCAGGAACCGTCGGGTACGACTGTGAAGCCGTATGCGACCGTGAAACTGAATAGTGAGACACCAGAAAACTTATGGACCGGGGTTAAACGCGTGTACGAGGTAGCGCTGTACGGCGAACCCGGCGATGGCATCGTTATGGATGCGCTCGCCGATCAAGCGGCGCTTGCGCTGCATGGCGTACAGTTGCCCGGCGGACCGCCCGGACCGGCGTTTACATGCCGGCTGGAGGGGAGAGCCGAGCCCGGACTAACGGACGGCGGCGGTGCTCCGGCTTCGGTCCGGACGCTCCAGTTGGCCGTGGTCGCTGTTGGAGCCGGAGAAGCCGCTTCCTCGGCGTCGGCAGATGAGGCGCTGGAAGCTTTGTGCGTCTGGACCGAGGACAAGGCCGGAGCCGGTTGGCGCGTCTACCGGCAGCAGTGGCCGCAAGCCTATACGGCTCCCGCGATTCTATGGAGGCTGGAGCAGGTGGAGGTGCAGAACCGCAGCGCGTCGATGCTCGAGCTTCACCGCACGGTGATCGGCCATGTGATCGGCCAAAATGAAGCGGAGCAGGCGGCTATGATCGGCGCGCTGGCATCCGGGCTCGGCGGCGTTACCAAGCTGGAGGCCAATCCCGCAACGCAGGAGTATGTCGTACCGGGTACGGTCATCGGGGATTACCGTGCAGATGGCCTGACGACCGGCCAACTGACCGTTGCGCTGCGCCAGAAGGTGCGGAAGGCGACTCCGACCGGACCGCTTATCCGGGAGGTCTATTATGACGGCGGCTTTCGTTAAGTAAAAGGCTCGGACGGTCCGGATCGAAGGCCGCTTCGTCCGCTATCAGGTAATAAACGAAGGAGGAGACGACCCGCATGGCTTTTAAAAAATCCGCGCAGCAGCAAGCTGCGGATCAGGCGGAGCAAAGCGAACGGCCGGCATACACCCGGGAGGAGCTGCTGGCAGGCGTGGAGGCGCTGTTTGCCGTTAAACCCGAAGTGTTGACCGGCGCTCTGCACGGCAATACGAAATCGGCTTTAACAATTGAAGAAACCGGGCGGTTGATCCGCCAATTCCAACAAAGGAAGGTGCAGCGCTAATGGCTGGAGGAACTTGGAGCACGACCGATACGCCCGTTTTGCCGGGCATGTACATGAATTTTCAGGCGGCGGCGCTGTCCGCTGTCCAGCCGGGCGCGCGCGGCGTCGTGGCGATTCCGCTGAAAGCCCATTGGGGCCCGGTCAAGCAGTTTGTGGAGATTACCGGCTTGTCCGCTGCGGACGAAACGTATACGAGCGACGAATCGGGCGGGGCGACCGCTTATTCCGCTTTGAAGCTCGCCTTGTTCGGCGGCGCCAAAACGGTACTCGCTTACCGGCTTGCCGACGCAGACGCGGCGAAGGCGTCCTGTACGCTTCAGGACAACGCGGCTACACCGGTTGCGATCGTGAAGCTGGAAGCGAAATATCCGGGGGCGCGCGGCAACGGCTTCCAAGTCACCGTGCAGACGAACCCGGTCGATTCGGCGAAGAAAGACATCCGCCTGCTTGAAGGGACGACGCTTCTGAAAACATTCACGTTCCCGTCAGACACCGCACAAGCGGCGGTGGACGCGATCAATGCCGACCCGGCCAACAAGTGGGTCGTCGCATCGAAGCTTGCCGAAGGCAGCGGGCAGCTCAAGGATGGCAGCAGCTTCCCGTTTGCGGGCGGCGACTCCGGGATCGGCGGTATCGCTGCCGGCGATTACACGGATGCGCTCTCCGCTTGCGAGACGCAGGAATTTAACCTGCTCGCGCTCGACGGGATTGCCGATTCCGCGATTCAGACGAGCGTCGTCGCGTGGGTGAACCGGGTCCGCTCCGAAGGTAAAACCGTTATGGCCGTCCTTGGCGGCTCGTCCGCAGACGACATCTCGCCTTCGGCGGTCAGCGCGGCGGTGGCGCGCAGCAGCGCCTTTAACCACGAGGCTGTGGTGAACGTAGGCACAGGCGCCATCCTGAACGGCGTCAGCTACAGCTCGGCCCAGCTGTCCGCATATGTGGCGGGGCTGATCGCCGGGCAGAAGCTGAGCGAAACGTCCCCCTTTGCGGTATCCCCGTTCCAGGACGTTACCCGCCGCTGGACGCGCGGCGAACAGGAGCAGGCGGTAACGGCCGGCGTCTTCCTCTTCGTCCACGACTCCAAACGGGTCAAGGCGCTTCGCGGCGTCAACTCGCTGTCGAGCTTGCGGCAAGGCCAGAACAACGCGTGGAAAAAAATCCGCACCGTCCGTGTCATGGACGCGATCCAAACCGACCTGACCGCCTCTGCGGAAGCCAGCTATATCGGCAAAGTGAACAACACCGCCGAAGGCCGGCTTGCCCTGATCGGCGCCGCCAAGCAATATATGCAGGCGCTGGCTCAATCCGGCGTCATCGAGGCGGAAGGCTGGGACGTGTACCTGAATCCGCAATATTACGGTTCGTCCGCCGTGTTCACGCCGGGGCCGGATCAAGTGTATTTAAGCTGGGAAGCTCGTCTGACGGATGCGATGGAACAAATTTTCGGCACGTTTATCGTGCTTTGAGGGGGACCTAAACGATGAGTATGGATGCTAGCCGCGTCATTATGGGTACGTACGGCAAAATTTTTATCGACGGCCATTGGCAAACGAACTTCAATCATCTGGAAGCCAGCGTGGAAATGCAGAAGCGCGAGCTGAATCTCGCCGGCGACCCGTGGGTTCGCCACAAGAAAGGGCCGATGAAAGGAACCGGGACCGTAAGCGGATTTAAAGTGACCAGCGATATGATCGCCCGCGGCTTCGCCAAGTTCGATATGTACGCCAAGCTCGAAGACCCGGAAGCGTACGGCTACGAGACGGTCAAGCTGAGCAGCGTCATGCTGGATAAGCTGCAGCTCGCGAACTGGACGGCCGGCGAAGAGGTGAAGGAGGAAGTGTCCTTTACATTCGAGGGATACGAGCTGCTGGATCGCATTCAGGCGGTGTAATACGGGACGCAGGCTTGGAATCGGCTGTGTTTATGGCTTGGCACGGGATTTTTGGGTCAAGGTGACGGATTATTTCGCCAATCTGCAATTACTTGCCCCGGCTTTGACCTAACGCCGAGTTTATATAGATCATGAATAGGTAGGAGGACTCCGACGATGATGGACGATCAAATTTTGCAAAAGCTGCTCGACGCCGACCGGCTCCCGGAGAAAACCGTGACGCTGCCGCGTCTCGGCATCCCGGTCACGCTTCGCGGCCTGACCGGCAAGCAGGTGTACCTGCTGCGCGAACGCTGCACCGAGCGCTCCGACCGCCGCGGACAGAAGTCCGAGCGTCTGGATGAAGAGCAGTTCAACGTCGCCCTCATCGCCGCGGCCACCGTCTCCCCGAACTGGGGAGACTCCCGGCTGCTGGCGAAATACGAGGCGAGCGGCGGCGAGGAAGTGATCAAGCGCATCCTGCTCGCGGGCGAGCTGTCCGCCCTTGGCGACGAAGTACTCGATCTGAGCGGCTTCAACACGCAGCTTGACGAAGTAAAAAACTGATCGACTCCGGGGGGCTGGCCGGTATGCTTCACGCCATCTGGGTGAGGCATCATCTGCGCCCCGGAGCGTTCTGGCAATTGCCGCGCGGCGAGCAGTTGTTTCTGCTGGCCAGCATGGAGCTCGAGCTGGCCGCAGAGGCCAGACTGACCCAAGCGGCGCAGGGAACCAAGCAGGGAAGGCGGTGAGAGTATGGCCGATATGGCGGCTCGCGATACGATAGATCGGCTGCTCCGGTCTCAGGACCGGCTGCGGGAAAGCGCCGATCGCACGAGCGTGGCGTTTTATAGGCTGGAGCAGTATGCGCGTAGAGCGGCTTTGGCTATGTCTCGTGTGCAGGCGGGTGGTGCCAGTGGTGGTACGACAAATATTTATAATAAAAGTAGTAATAGTGGGTTGCTTATTCCAACTTTTAACTTTGTAGTTAATTCGGGCAAAGAAGAGAAAAAGCCCGAGATGTTTAGTTGGGAATGGTTTGTAAAATGGGCCGACGACTTATCTAAGTTTTCAACCCTGTTTAATGATGTTTCGGACTTATTTGGGAAATTTAAAAAGAATAAAACCTCCGACGCAGCCCAACAAATAGTCTGCGTATGTAAATGCTGCTGCGATGACAAAAAAACGCCCCCTTCAGATGGCCCGGATCGCGGAAACAAAAGACCCTCAGCTCGAAGAATTCCTAGAACCCGAACCAGAGGAGGAGACGAGGGGACAAGGCGCAGTCCGCTGGATAAGTCAGCGGGTGAACGAACAAAGCCAAATCTACCTAGCAACAAATCCACAGCAGATACTAATAAACCAATAGCGGACTCAGAGAAAAAGCCACATCATAAAGAGAATGTAGTACCTTTTCCTAACAAGGCTGATACGACTAAACCACCAGCAATTCCAGAAGAAACACTCGGAGATAAAACAAATCCGGTTACACCAGGACCAAGTAAAGAATCCGACATTAAAGATAAGCAACCAACAAATCTGGACGACAAAACGCGCCCTTCGAATCCTCCTGATTCCAAAAAACCGCCAGGTCCAGGGCCGGGACCGAACAACTTCATGAGCGGTTCAGGTGGCTTTAAAGCTTTTGAAGGACTCAGCAAACTGGGAAAGAGCGCAATGAAATATTTGGGCGGATCGAATCCACTGGGGAGAACTGCGCTTGGAATGATGAGTATCGCAGCGGCCGAAGACAAAACGGCTGCGGTTGTCGATACGCTTGCCAGTGCCGGGGGCGCTACAGTGGGCTCGATCATCGGTTCGGCGATCCTGCCAGGTGTAGGCACGGTAGTAGGCGGAATGGTCGGAGGCTGGCTGGGTGAGAAAGCCGGGCGGTTTTTAAACAATACCGGTTGGTTTGGCAAGAAGACGAAGGAGGAGGAGAACGGTCCTTCTGCGAAATCTACAGCGTTGTCTACTCCGGCCGCCAACCTGAATTTATATCCCGCATCCGCACCCTTGCCGCTTCCCGGTCCAAACTCCCTAGCAGCACCCAATCCTGCCGACCTTCCGGCGCCGACTTACAACATCTCCGTCGAAGGAGTGCAGCTGAATATGCCGAAGGAAGAAATCGACGAGGAAAGCCTGGCCAGAAAAATCGGATGGGAAATCGTAAGCAAAATGAAGCTGGCTATGGATAACAGGGTGGCGACATGACAACCAAACTCAAACTGCCCGATATGGACATTTTTCTCGAAGACCCGACAGGACTCCAGATGCATTTCCCCGTGAACCCGCCGGAGATCAACATCAAGCGGGACAAAAGCTACGAAACGCTGACGCTTGCGTTGCAAGGCGAGTTCGACATCCCCGGCGGCGAGAAAATCAAGGAGATTTCGTTCTCGTCCTTTTTCCCGATCGAGCACGAGCCGGGTTACTGCAGAACGGCAGAGGTTCCGAATCCGCAGCATGCCATGAATCAGCTCAATACCTGGATGGTCAGCAGGCAGCCGCTGAGACTGATCATTACGAATACCGATGTGAACGTGCTCGTGATGATCGCCTCGCACAACAGCAGCTTCCGCGGCGGCGAGCCGGGAGATGTGTATTTTGACTTGACCTTTCGCACGTGGCGGGAATATAAAGTCCGTTCCGTTTCCGAAATCGGCGGAGGAACCACTGCGGTCGAGCCCCGGCCGGACATCAAGCCGGTACCCAAAACGTATACGGTCAAGCCCGGCGATACCCTGTGGGGAATCGCGAAACTCAATCTGGGCTCGGGCAGCCGCTGGAGAGAAATTTACGACGCCAACGCGGGTGTGATCGGACCGGACAGCGACCGTATCTATCCCGGACAAGAGCTGGTGATGCCAGAATGAGCGAGCAAACAAGCCGGTTTTATGAGGTCATATTGGATAATCAATACGCCTTGGGCGATCTCGTCGAAAGTATAACGCTGGAGGAATCTCTGGACGAGATTGCTTACCGGGCGAGCGTAAATATGCGGCTCACGGCAGATTTTCCGGGTATCCGGCCCGGTCAGGAAATCCGCGTATCCGGCGTGCCGTTTGGCGGTACGAATATGGTGTATCTGCTCCATCCGGGAGTCGTCTGGGAATGCGAGAACGTATATGGGAGCTCGGATAAGCTGGCGGTGACCATTTACGATTCCACGATCTATTTGGCCAAGTCGGAGGACGAGTACTTATTTCCGGCCGGTCAGACGGCCTCCGAAAGACTGGAACGGTATGCGTCAGACTGGGGCATCACCTTAAACAACTTCGTAGATACGTCTGAAATTCTCCGCAAAAACGTGTACCGCTCCCAACCCATTTATTCGATGATCCAAGCAGACTTAAAGGAAACCGCCCGCAAAGGCGGAGCCTTGTACCGTCCCCGGATGACGCCAAACGGGCTGGAGCTGTTCGAGATTGGCAGCGCTGAAGCGGTTTGGGCGTTGGAGCCGAGCGGGAACATCGAATCGCTCACCCAGCGCAGGACGCTGGAAGGAACCGTAACGAAGGTGAAGGTGCTCGGCAACGAAAGCGATCCGGAGAGCGCGACAGAAGTTCTGGCGGTCGAGGAGGCGGATACCGACCAGTTCGGCACGCTGCAAAAGGTCGTGCTGGACAGTACCATTACAACCGTCAGCGAAGCGGTCAAAGCGGCGAAAGGTTTGCTGTCCGGCATCCAGGAGACGTTTAGCGTCACTTCTCCGGATGTCAACACGATCCGGGCGGGCGACAAAGTGGCGCTGATCGGCAGCGGAATGGAGCTGATCGTGACTTCCGTCCGGCACGAGCTCGGACAGCCCGGAAAAATGACGCTGGAGCTCGCTTCGTACGACTACGTGAAGAGGAGGTACTACTTGGATGGATCCATTTAAAAACCTCGCCTCTCTCCTGGATTTCCGGATGTCCGGGCATGCAGCCAGCGCTCTAAGCGGCGTCCCGTCCGAGCTGGGTATGATGACGGCGAGCGGACTGAAGCTGGACGGGTTTAAGCATGAGATCCAGGACTATCTGGTTGCGGACTGGCGTGCGACGCTGCGGCTGCCTGCATTTACGATGACGGGCACAGTTACCGGGTTAAAAGACGGAGACGGCCGCGATGTGCAGGGCAGCGGCTCGTTTGCGTTTCAGGCTGCCGAGGTCGAAGAGGCGGAACTGATGTTCAAGAACGGCCTAAAGCCGGGAGATCGCGTTCTGGCTGTTCCCGTTGCAGGCGGTTCGGAAGCCGTCGTGTTGTGCAAGGTGGTGAAGGGAAATGCCTAATCTGTTTCCTATCGGTTCCGGCACCCCGGACGGGAAAGCCAATGAAACGACAAACGGAGCTGTCCGGTTCGGACGGAGCTGGCGTTTCGATTACGAGCGCGGCGACTTCGTCGTGACGCCTACCGGCAAGATTGCCGGCTCTGCCGAGACCGACGCCTGGATCGAATGGTGCAAGAAGGCGCTGCGCACCGAAAGATACACCTACTTGGCCTATTCGCGCAACTACGGCCAGGAATTCGACGAACTGATCGCCCGGAATCTCCCCCGCACCGCCAACGAATCGGAGATTGTGCGGATTGCGACGGAGACTTTGAAGACAGACCCGCGGACGGGGAGCGTCGGCGGTTTTTCGTTTACGTGGGAAGGCGATCGCTGCAGCTTCCAATGCGAAGTCACGAGCGTACGCGGGCAAAAAACAACGATAGACGGAAGTGTGGTGACAGCCTGATGGCGACCTTGCCGAATTATTTGCAAGATCAGAGCGAAGAGCAGATTCTGCGCCGGATGCTTGACGCTTTGCCCTCCGATCTGGACAAGTCGGAGGGTTCTTTTATTTGGGACGCCGTCTCCCCGGCCGCAATCGAGCTCGCCCAAGCGGCGATCTGGGCCCAGGAGGTGCTGCGCCGCGGCTTTGCGGGCACTACGTTTGGGACGTATCTGGATTTGCGTTGTGAGGAGCATGGGGTGACGCGTAAACCCGCTGTCCGGTCGACCGGCCAAGCCATTTTCAGCGGAAAGGCGGGGGCGACTGTACCTGCCGGAACGGTGGTGGTGACGCTGGCGGACCCGGTAACCGGAACGCCGTCGATCTCATTTGCCACGAAAAGTCCGGTTACTTTAAACGGACAGGGAGCAGGCAGCGCAGCAATCGAAGCAGTTCGTGCGGGAAAAGAAGGCAATGTACCCGCCCTCGCGATCAGTCTATTAGCGTCGTCAGTGCCCGGGGTAACCAGTGTTCGCAACGAAATGCCCACGACGGGAGGACAAAACACGGAGGATGACGAGTCGCTTCTCCAGCGTTATCTCGCCAAGGTGCGCCAGCCGGCAACATCAGGCAACGTGCACCAATACCGGCAATGGGCGATGGAAGTGCCGGGGATCGGGGACGCCAAAGTATTCCCGCTCTGGGACGGCCCCGGGACCGTAAAAGTAGCCGTAGTGGACGCGGATCGTCAGCCCGTCGGTCCGCAAACGCTGGCCGAAGTAGCCGCTTACTTGGAGCAGGTCCGTCCGATTGGAGCGAATCCAACCATCGTGTCGGCAACGGCAAAGCCGATATCGATTGCCGCAACGGTTACGCTGGCTGCCGGGTTTACGATCCAAAGCGTAATCGATGCCTTCTCTGCGGCCATGTTCGATTATTTCAAGGAAACGGCGTTCACCTCTTCGTATGTGAGCTACGCCCGGATCGCCACGCTTCTGCTGAATACGCCCGGAGTGACGGACCACACAGGCCTAGCCCTCGATGGCGGAACGGCCAACGTGTCGCTGGACGCGGAACAAATACCGGTTCTTGGAACTGTGGATTTGGGGGTCTAGCCGGATGTCATACGAGCATGATGTATACAAAGTACTGACCTTTAGCGAGCTAGCTGACGGGGACGGTCAGGAGGGGATTTCGCTTCCCGACCTCATGCGGATGATTCCGGAGTACTATCGGAACAGCAGAGTGATGAAGGCGATTCAGTCGGTGGATGCAGCCGAGCTTAGCCAGCTTCGGTTCGCCTTGGATGAAACGCTGAAGCAGTTTTTTGTGGATTCGGCGACGTGGGGGCTGGACGGGTGGGAAAAGGAATTGGGGCTTTCGACGGATTCCGCAAGTCCTCCTGCGCGAAGGCGGGAATTAATCCGTGCCAAATTGCGTGGGACCGGAACAACAACGAAACGAATGATCATTGAAGCAGCCGCTTCATTTTCCGGTGGCGAGGTTGAAGTGATCGAGTACCCGGAGGAGAACCGCTTCGAGGTTAAATTTGTCGGCGTGAAAGGGATACCGTCCAATATGGCCGGATTTATCCGGATGCTGGAGGACATTAAGCCGGCACATTTGGCTTATTCGTTTAAGTATAGCTACTCGACTTGGGCTAACTTGATGCTGCTTACCTGGTCGGAAGCTGGCGTAAAAACGTGGGATGAGCTTCGAATTTACGAAGGGGTGTAAATAACCTGTGCAACTGACTCCGAATTTGAATTTAAAGAAGCCTGCAGGTACTGACGTTGTTGATATTACCGATCTGAACGAGAATACGGATAAATTGGATGCTGAGGTTGCCAAACTAGCTTCTGCTACTGCCCCCGGACGGATGTCCGCGTCTGATAAAGCAAAGCTGGACAGCGCTACTAGCGCAGCTACAGCCTCTACGCTTGTGCAGCGGGATGCGAGCGGCCGCTTTAAGGCGGCGGCACCGGCGGCGGCTGATGATGTTGCACGGAAGTTGGAGGTGGATGCTCACACAGCCGTTATCGCAACCATCGGGGCAGCCGGCCACGTCCAGCTCAACAGTAATACCGACAGCACTAGTACAACCCAGGCTGCCACACCAAGCGCGGTTAAGGCAGCTTACGATTTGGCTAGTACTGCTAAGTCAACGGCAGATGCAGCAATGCCTAAAACTGGTGGAACGTTTACCGGAGCAGTTAGTGCAAACGCTGGCGTGTATATGCCAAATAATGTAGCGATAGTAGGGATTGAACCGGGAGGGACCGGCCGGCCGTTAGTACATATCAACCCGGCTAACGAAGCGGTTTTCGGCTCAGGAGTTAACAAGGCGGTAATCTATAGTAATCAAAATCCAAAATGGACCGGCGGCCCTTTCGGCGTTGTGGATATGGTGCATACAGGTGGCGGGCAGACGATCGGAGGTCAGCTTAATGTAGGTAGATTGTCAGTAGTCGCACAAGGTGGGAACGAAGGCGGCGAAATAGCACTAGCGCCTCCCCCGGTTGGAAGTACGTTAGCCGGAAACGTGATAGTCGATATTCTTGTTGCTGGCGGTAACGATATGATTCGTTTCTATGAAGGCGGCGGCTCCAGTCGTGGCGCTATATTGAACCTGACGAACTGTCTTCCGGCAACTGGCTCCGAGATTTTCCATAGTGGAAACCAGCCTAGAACTACAGTTTCTTCTGTTACACCTACAAGCGCAAGAGTAGGAGACGTATGGATAGACACATCAACATAAGCGTCAGGCACCTAAACATGTACCTGTATCAAGATGGTAGAAATTCTACATCGTCACGTTAACGAAAAATTCGAATGTAACATCATTTTAACCTTGTTACGCTTTCGTTGCACAGTTATTGGCTCAACTAGATTTACCGCATATATTTTACAGCTGCCCTTGCTCGACTCGGCAGCAGTCAACGAATGCACAGTAGTCATTGCGAAAATCAATCAAGTCATAACACGGTACCTTAGTAAATATTCTGGAAGCAACCGCGGCTAATGCCTATCGTAGCGATATATTGTTCGCGAAGATCGAAAATGGAAAATCTCAGAAACGGTTAGCGCTTTACAGGTCACGACACTGGCACTAAAACTCGAAGGGTCTGAGAACATACGAGGGAGGGTGATGAGATGCAACTGACGCCGAATCTGAACTTAAAAAAGCCGGAAGGCACGGACATCGTTGATATTGCTGATCTGAACAGTAATACAGACAAACTGGACGCAGAGGTAGTGAAGCTGGCTACTCCTGCCGCTCCCGGACGGATGTCGGCAGCGGATAAGACGATGCTAGACGGTGCTACGAGTGCAGCGAGAGCTTCTACGCTGGTGCAACGGGATGCCAGCGGCCGCTTTAAGGCGACGGCACCGGCGGCGGCTGATGATGTGGCGCGGAAACAAGAAATCACGGATCATGTCGATGTAAAAGCAACTATAACTGGGGGATACGGCCATACAACACTGGTTGACTCCACGAATAGCAATGCCACAGATAAGGCGGCGACGGCTAATGCGGTCAAGCAGGCGTATGATCAAGCGGATCGTGTCGCGGTACAGACCATAGACATTGGAGGGTCTTTGGAAACTGCTGTAACTCCGGGATTCTACCGCATCCAACATAGCCATCCTGATGCGCCTGTGGGATCGTCTTACGGTACTATGTTGGTGGTCCGAAATCCGGGTACAGATACAATTTCGCAGACAATTTATGCACCTAATACAACGCGGATGTGGCTCCGCACAGGTAATTCGCCAGACGTAGACGGAAGCGGATCGTGGTCGCAATGGGGTGAGATTCTTACACAGTTTGGCGGCACGATTACGAATGGCGCTCTGGAGGTCTTGTATGGGTCGGGAGGTATAATTCTTGCGAACAATACGTCTATTCTCGGAAGGTGGGCAAACGGTAGCACTAGCCCTCTGGCGTACGTCAACACGGCTAACGTAACCATTTATGGTAATCCGAACTCGAACACGTCGGTGCATTCGCAGGCTAATCCAACGTGGTGGAACGGCGCTGTTCTACGCGATTTCATGCACACCAGCGGCGGCCAGACCGTACAAGGTACGACGACGTTCGCCAACGTAACCGTAAACGGACAGACGCTTATAGCTGGAGGAGCCGGAAAGATTTCCTTGAATTCAACGGAATCCGCCGTAGCTCCTCAATTACGTAGTTCCGACTCGGGGGCTGACGCGTTCCTGACGTTCCATATTCCAAATAATATTGGATGTCACTTCGGTCTTGATGCGAGTAGTCATAGACTAAAGATTGGCGGATGGTCTATGGGCGCTACCGCGCATACGATATGGGACAGTCGGAACCTTGCCGTATCTTCGACAGCGCCCGCAAACCCGCTGACCGGGGACATATGGATCGATACGTCAGCATAATCGAAGGGAGGCATCGCAATCAATGCCGCAAATGAAGTACTGGAACGGCTCCTCGTGGGTCGTTCCCGAAATGGTCAAAACGTGGAATGGATCGCAATGGGTCGAACGATCTTCCGGCGTCAAATATTGGAACGGTAGCGCGTGGATCGGCGCTGGCCTTGCGCCGTCGAACTATCTCGTTAAGGACGGAAAAGGGGTAAACGGGGTAACATTCTCTATTGTATCCGCATATAACGGTACGCTTGGGTATGACTCTACAATAAAGGCGATGGTTCTCGATGCTACTACTCATGATGGTGGCTGGATTGCGATACGATCTAATAACAACTTCGACGTTCTCGGAAAATATACGAAAATATGTGCAACTATGAATAACTATTACGGTGGAGACGATGGTGGCTATGGTCAAGTGCAGATAACGAATCCAAATCCGGAGACATATAACTATAGCAACGGATCGGTCATGGAAAGGAATGGTGATAGCCCATGGCAGATAAAAAAATCCGTCCCTTTGTTCAATGTACGCAATCAGCATTCACTTTTAATCGGTTGTAACGGATATGAAAACGGAACTTTCCGGTTGTATGTTCGCGACGTATGGATGGAATAAACTAACGTATGAAAGGTTGAATGTTCCACGTGAATGTCACATCGCATCAATAAATGTATAGATTAGAAGTCCCCGTGCCAATGCATGCGAAAAATACATTGGACAAACCATACATGCCCCGAGCAATCGGGGCTATCCATTTAACCTGCCGTAAGGGGTGAAGAGGAGGCGATTCGATTGCCAGTTGAAACCCAAGAGCAGATTATAGAAAGGTTAGCGCGTGTTGAGACGAAAATCGATTATATGATGAATGCCCGCGACATCGCTCAGGAAGCGCTTCAATCCACCAAGTCCGCCCACCAGAGGCTAGACCGGCTGGAAAAAATCGTGTACTGGGCGGCGACAACGATCATTGGCAGCGTGATCATTGCAGTTCTGGCAACGGTCATCAAGACGAAGGGGGAGTAAGATTGTGCCAGACACCCAACTATTTACCTGGCAAGCCCTGCTGACCATCGGCGGGGCTTCTTTATTGACCTTCTACATCGTGCAATATACCAAGGTTCTAATCGACCGCATCCTCCAAAAGTGGCGGGTGCCCACGGATCTGTACGCCGTGCTGGTCGCTTGGATCGTGCTGCTCGCCGCCCAGTTTGCGATCGGAGTACAAGTTGCCCACGACTGGCGGACATACTTTCTGACGTTCGCCAACGCTTTTCTCGTAGCGGCTGCCGCCGGGCAGATCCAGAACAAATCCATTCATCCTCCCGGAGGTGAATCCACCAATGAAAGGACTTGATTGCGCGACGCCGCTCCAACAAGCTTCGGCCGAGGCTTTTGCCCGGGACGGCTATCAATTTGCCTGCCGATACCTCGTCCCGACAGGCTGGAAGCGGCTGACCCGCGAAGAAGCCGAGCTGATCTCCGAGGCGGGGCTGCAGGTCATCTCCGTCTTCGAGACTACGACCGACCGGGCGCTTGGAGGACGAGCGGCGGGATTGGCTGACGGGGCAACTGCGCTTCGGACCGCTAACGCGATCGGACAGCCGGAAGGCAGTGCGATTTATTTTGCGGTAGATTTCGATGCAACCACCCACCAAATGCCCGTCGTGATCGACTACATCCGCGCCGCTTCCGAAGCTTCTCCCGGATACTTGACCGGGGTGTACGGTTCCTACCGTGTGATCGAGGCTGTCCGAGAAGCCGGAGTCTGCACCCGCTACTGGCAAACGTACGCCTGGAGCCGAGGGCATCAAGCGGAAGGCATCCATCTGTATCAATACCGCAACGATATCGTAGTCAACGGCGTCCGAATTGATCTGAACGATTCCTATGGTGACGAAGGAGGGTGGAGCACAGTGATGAGATACAACTTAAAAGCGGAGGACGTGAACGAAATGATCGAGCGTTTCCTCAGCCACGAGTTCGACCGAGCCTCCCGCCAAGACAAAATCCGCCGTAATTACTTGGCCAACGAACTGCGGAAAGCGTCCGGCCAGCCCGAGCAGCTGTATATTCCCGAATAATGCCGCCGCATTCCCGCACTTCCCGGAAACCGCACGTTCAGCATCTTCGATGGAACACGCATCGCCCCATCCCTTGAAATCGCGCACAACATAAACCGCTAGCCGAATCAACTCCTATCATCGCGACTGTAAGCTGCAAACCCGTCCATGCACCACCGTTAGCAAAATATTTACAAAACTTGCGATTCACGATAACAATCGGTGGTTAAGCTAGAAGCATAGTCCGATAAGCGAACGACGCTTAGGAGGTATGCGATCATGATCCGAAAAATCCGGATATGGCTGGCCCCGATTTTGATGATTTTCTTACTCATCGCCCACGAGACGGCTCAGGGACAATTCGACGACACGATAGCAGCAGACGGAATCCTTCATGCTCAACCGGATGAGGGAGCTAAGCCGATGAGCTTGCCGTTGTTGTCGATCCTCGAAGCCAAGGATTTGCCGGGCCACACCGTTACGATAAAAGGAAAAGTAGTGTCCGTACCGAGTCCCCAAGCGGACGGTTTCTGTCAGTTCGTTGTGGAAGACGAGACCGGCTCGCTGCTTTTGTCCACAAAGGCGGCTTCCCTCCAAGTCGGCGATATTATCCAAGTAACCGGCAAATTGGGCATCTCGCCACAATCCGCCCTGCTTAGAGCGGATCGGGACGATATCTTCCTCATTCGATAAGCAGCTCCTATAGCTATTCTCCCTCATAAAAACTGCCGGACCTGTTCGTCCGGCTTTTCGTGCTTCCTTCCTGAGGCTCCTTCAGCCGTCATCCCACGACTGTTCCCCTCTGTATCGTATATCCGTACCCGAAGCAGTTACACCGCATATACTGTTCACATAATTACCCTTAAACTCTGCATCCGAAGGATACTCCTCCACTTCCAGTGAATCCAAGCGGAGAGCTCGGATGAATGCCGTAGAAGCGAAGCGTTCGCATTTGGTTCCCGGATTTTCACCATAGAAGCTTCCATCCAAAAAATCCGGGAACAACGGCGATCGGAGGCATCATCCGGGCTTGGAGCGGACGTCATTTCACCAGAACCCGCAGGTATTGCATTGACGTTTTTATTAAACAGCAGCATCCGAAGGATACCCCCCAACAGTGAATCCAAGCGGAGAGCCCGAATGAATGCCGTTGAAGCGAAGCGTTCGCATTTGGTTTCCGGATTTTCACCATAGAAGCTTCCATCCAAAAAATCCGGGAACAACGGCGATCGAAGGCATCATCCGGGCTAGGAGCAGACCGCCATTTCACCAGAACCCGCAGGTATTGCTTTGATGTATTTATTAAACAGCAGCATCCGAAGGATACACCCTAACAGTGAATCCAAGCGGAGAGCCCGGATGAATGCCGTAGAAGCGAAGCGTTCGCATTTGGTTCCCGGATTTTCACCATAGAAGCTTCCATCCAAAAAATCCGGGAACAACGGCGATCGAAGGCATCATCCGGGCTAGGAGCGGACTGCCATTTCACCAGAGCGCGAAGGTATTGCATTTACGCTTTTATTAAACCTCTGCATCCAAAGGATACTCCCCAACAGTGAATCCATCCGGGATAGCAGCGGACCAGCAGTTCACCAAAACCCGCAAGGATTGCACTGGAACAGCTCCACCACCACGGAAGGAAAGGGGCGAGCAGCATGAGTTCCAACCATTCCGCCATGGACAACATTCAACGATACGGCGCGAACAATTACAATCCGCTTCCCGTCATGCTCGTGAAAGGAGAGGGCGTATGGGTAGAGGACGCACGGGGCAAGCGTTATCTGGACATGCTGAGCAGCTACTCCGCACTGAACCACGGGCACCGGCATCCGAAAGTGATCGCCGCCCTCAAAGAGCAGGCGGACCGCCTTACGTTAACCTCCCGCGCCTTCCACAGCGAGCCGATTGGCGCCTTGTACGAGAAGCTGGCGCGGCTGACCGGCAAATCGAAAATCGTGCCGATGAATACCGGCGCCGAAGCGGTAGAGACCGCGATCAAGGCGGCCCGAAGATGGGCCTGCGACAAGAAAAATATCCCCGACGGGCAAGCCGACATCCTCGTATGCGAAGGCAACTTTCACGGCCGCACCGTGACCGTAACGTCCTTCTCGACCGAGCCGGCATACCGAAGAGGATTCGGTCCGTTCACACCCGGATTCACCACCATCCCATACGGCGACGCTGCGGCGCTGGAGCAAGCGATTACGCCCCACACGGCCGCCTTTCTGGTCGAGCCGATTCAAGGCGAAGCCGGAGTCATCGTGCCGGAGGACGGGTATTTAAGGAAAGCCGCTGCCATATGCAAACAACACAACGTCCTGCTCATGGCGGACGAGATCCAGACCGGCTTCGGCCGTACCGGCCAGCCGTTCGCCTGCGACTGGGAGCACGTCGTCCCGGACGTGTACATTCTCGGCAAAGCGCTCGGCGGCGGCGTATATCCGGTGTCCGCAGTAGCGGCGGACAAGGACGTGCTCGGCGTATTCGACCCGGGCTCCCACGGATCTACATTCGGCGGCAACCCGCTGGCTTGCGCCTGTGCTGCAGCGGCGATCGATGTTTTCGAGCAGGAACAGCTGGCTCAGCGCTCCCGGGAACTGGGCGAGGATGCGATGCAGCGGCTTCGCTCCATCCAAAGTCCCGTCCTGCGCCAGATCCGCGGCAAAGGCTTGTTCATCGGGCTGGAGCTGACCGTCGAGGCAAGACCGTACTGCGAGCGGCTCATGGAACAAGGCGTGCTGTGCAAAGAAACACATGCGACCACGATCCGGCTGGCGCCACCGCTGACGATCAGCCGGGAGGAGCTGGACTGGGGCCTGGACCGGATTGAGCAAGTGTTGAAAGGAGCAGTCACATGA